AGACCAAAAGCTGACCTACATAGTAAGCTTACTAGAAAACAAGAACTCTTCGTAAAAGAGATTGTTTCTAATGATGGCATGATAACTCATAGAGAAGCCGCAATTAATGCGGGCTATCCAGCTTCTTCAGCTCACACTAGAGCTTATGAAATGATGAACCCTCAAATCTGTCCACATATCTGTCGAGCTATTCAAGCTTATCGAGATGAGTTGGATGAGAAATATGGAATTACGTTTAAAAGACATTTACGAGATTTACAAAAGATAAGAGATTTGGCTATTGATAATGGTGCTTATTCAGCCGCAGTTCAAGCTGAGTATAGAAGAGGCCAAGCTAATGGTAATATCTATATTAACAAATCTGAAATCCGTCACGGGACTATTGACAGTATGTCTAAAGATGAAGTTCTGAAAGCTTTAAAAGAGTTGAGACAAAATGAACCGAGATACGCTGAAGAAGTTATTGAACACGAGGACAACAAATCCGACAAAGAAGGAAGCGGGTCTGTACGAACAATTAAAGAGAGCCTCACTACAATACAATAAACCAATACGACTTAGCAGAATAGAAAACTGGATGACGCTGGGTCTTCCGGATTTACTTATTTGTGATGACAAACATAAATTTCATTTTGTCGAATTGAAATATGTAAAGTTTAATGCAGTCAATTTAAGTCCTCAGCAAATTAGTTGGATTACACTACATAAGGGAGCTTCTGTTTGGATATTAGTTAAAAGCACTAAAGGCCTCCATCTTTATAGAGCGGACCAAGCCATAAAGCTGAAAGAACAAGGAATAAAATTAGAACCACATTTCTTTTGTCCGGAGCCTTTTGATTGGCAAAAAACTTTTGACTTGATCTTATAGAAAAAATCGCATATCGTTATTTCAACTTAAACAAATAGCTTGGAGGCTAGATATGGTTAAATTAAAAACTAAAAGATATTGTTTCACTTCCGTTGCAGATACTGAATTAGAAAATCATTATCGTGTAGCAAAGGTTTATGAAAACAAAAGCGGTTACTATCCATTGGGTAAATCAAAGCCTGATAATCACGAAGTGGATAAGTTTGTTAGTGAAGATGGCGAACACATCCAAAGAATCTGCGATCAATTTAATGAGGGTCTTAATGTTACTAAAGATGACATTGATCATATAGTTCATTCTTCTGTTAGATTACAGTTTAATCCTTGGGAGGCTGACAATGACCAGAGTTAAACTTACCTTTACTAACGATGATCCAAGATGGAATTATCTTAGAGGTGCTTTTCCTAAAACCAAAGGGGAGGCTTATGAATGTTGGCATGACCTTAGAATAGGTTTAGCTGATGAAAATCTTTATGAAGATGGTATGTTAAGCTCAAGTGAGGCTAGAAGAAAAGAGCGAGGCATTTACAAAGATGCTAATCTTTTGTTTACCCGTTTTCAATGTCCTAAAGATATAGCACAAGATAGTGATGCGGATCTTTCAAAGTTTGTGGAGGCTTAATTATGGAATATGAACAAGCAAAACAAAAATTTATAGATACAGTTAATTCACTGGAAGGCCGTGATTTAATGTATTTTTTAATTCAGGATTGTATGGGTTTAAATGCAAATTCTAAACAAAATTTTGATTTTTATTATGTTTTACAAAATATTGAAGGTGACGCTATCACTGCTTTTCTTGCAGATAATTTAAGCGATAGACTTGTAAAGAATTTCATTAAGGAGGAGATTAATGAATAATCCAATTTATTCTGACCAAAGTAAATATAAAACTAATTTATTATGGAATACGTTTCATTTAATGAGGGATCATTTTAGTTATTCTGAATTAGAAGAGATTGTAGAATTAGGTGAAGAATTAATACAAAGTAAAAAAGAAGGAGGCGAAGGATGAATAAAGAAGATAAAATTTTAAAAACTTTAAGCCCAGACTTTGGCCAGCTGAGACTGACCAACACTATGCTTAATAAGGCCATAATAGATGCCAATACAAGTATCAGGCGATTTGCTAAATTATTAGGTGTAGATTTTGATAAAATGGAAAAAGGCGATAAACATAAGCGGCTAGCCTATTATGAAGATGATACAATCTGCACAATTTCATTTTATAAAACTGTTAATCGAGGTGATAGGAGATTATCAATATCTGGCATAAAAAAGAAGGCCCAGATAAATGATCTTATAGCCTTTAATTATAAAAGAGTAATACTGGATAATGATTTGGAGCAAACTGTAATCGTTATAAATGTAACAGCTAAAGCTGAGAATAGGAAGGTCGCGTAATGTTATTTTTATACAAACTTTTAGGTCGTTTATTTTATGGCAGTAATTTTGAAAAGTATAATAAAGGTGATCCATTTAAAGGGCGGCGCAGAAAGTAATTTGACATTTATCGCATAAAAGCGCATAACATAGGGGCGGTCTAATTAAGGGCCGCCTTTTTGCATATTAATAGGAGAAAATAATGCAGACAAATAAACAAAACAATGCGGCATTAAAACATTATGCCAGTACTAAATATAATGAATGGACTAAGAAGCTGGGGCAACAGCATTGGGAATATCCTTATCCTGATAGATCAGGGACGTTTTGCGGAAAACCAATGTTAGGCAATAATTATGCAAATTTAATTAAATCTGAATATAAAACGCCTTGCCCTGATTGTGTAAAAGCTATTTTTGAATTAGAAAAACAAAAAAGAAGGAGTAAAGAAAATGCCTAAAAATATTTATCGTTTAGCAATGGATTTCAAATCCAAAGAATCTATGAAACAATTTATAGATGAATTAGTTGCGCAAGGTGATCTGGGGGACGTTGCTATTTATCCTATGGACGCTCTACATGAAAAGAATAAAACAGAAAAATACATTGTTAGAGGTTATGAAGCTGGCAATGGTATTAATCCATTAAGCGTTAGCTCTTGGAAGGAAAAACAATATGAGCTTCCTGACGATTAATAGTTATGTTTGACATATATGCGATTTTATGCGCATACTGAGGGCGGCCTAATTAAGGGCCGCCTTTTTGCATATTTAAAATAGGAGAAAATAATGCACAATATAGAAAATGAGACTAATACTTTATCAAACCTTTTAAGAAAAATACAAGGTGACAATGCTAGGAAGCAAGATTTTATCGCGCCTACTAGTGAGCTTCAATTTAGAACTAATGTTTGGCCTGAAGATGCTAATGAGTCAGAATTAATTATGGAAGGAGCTGGCGGCGTTCCAACTCAATTCTTTAAAGTTAATAATTTATGTTTTGATCAAATAGCTCAAAAGAATGGTTTAGATACAAGGACCGCTAGACGTTTACAAGCGGACTATCCAGCTGAATATGATTCGCTAACTAATGCTATTTTTCAAAAAGAGGATAGTAAAAAAATGATAAGAACTTATCTTGATAGCGGAAATTATGGAACGGCGCGCGCCTTCTTATCTGATCGCTTTAAAACTTTTGATAATTCTGATTTATTAGAAGCCGCCTTACCTCAGCTCATGGAGTCTGACGCGTGCTGGAAAATAGTTAACGCAGATATTACTGAAAAGAAAATGTATATTAGATTAAAATCTGAAATTATCACTGGAACTGGCGCAAACTTACATGACCTCATGGGACATGGTGTTGGCATCTCAAATTCTGAAACTGGGGCTGGATCGATAAATGTTCACGCCATAAATTGGACTTTAGCTTGTTTAAATGGGATGCAAACTGAAAAACAAACTAGGAAGGCCCATATTACCAGCGCGCGTGAAGGTGATACTTGGAATCTTTTGACTAGTGAAACTAAAGAAGCGGACAACCATTCTTTAAAACTACAGTTAAGAGATATTGTCAGCTCTTATTCATCCAGAGAATCTTTTGACGAAACGCTAGAAAAAATGAAATTGGCCGCTGAAGATTCTATTGAAATACCTAAAGCGGAAGCGGTCGAAAATTTAGGAAAAGTTTTAGCTTTATCTAAAAAAGAAACTAGTAACGTATTAGAAGGTTTATTAAATACTATTGGCCAAGCTGGTTATGAAAATAATGGCCAGCCTTTAAACCGCGCAACTTTTGTAAACGCTGTTACACGCGTAGCAAATACAGCGCAAGCGGACAATGTAGACTTTTGGCAAAAGCTGGGCGGCCAAGTTTTAAACATGAGAAAAACTGACTGGAATCGTGTAGCGGTTGCCGCTTAAACTTTAATTAAATACCTGAATAAAAAGGCCTCATTCATTGGGGCCTTTACTTTTTTAAAGATATATATAATTATATGGGACCATTTAAAATAGGAGTTTAAACAATGGAATATAAAACTACACATCATTTTTTTGATAAACATTTAAACGCTTCACCAGCTGGGGCGTTATCTCATATATTTATAATAGAAGCTTTAAAACAATATATTGAAGCGCTATTAAATGAAAATGAAGGGAATCCAGAAATTGTTAAAAAATTAATTAATGAAAGCGGCATTAATTCTGCAAGCTGGATTAATTGCGCCAAGTATATGAAAAGAGAATTAAAAAAACTAGATCAATAAACTAGTACAATAAAGCACGTTTTAAAGGCCCATTAAATGGGCCTTTTTTTATTTAGGTGAGTCAAACCAGCTGATCAAAATTTTAGCGCTGTAATGCGCGTAAACTGGGCGCTTTTATATTATCGCTTTACAATTAATAATAATATATGCAATAAATCGCATATTAAACATTTAACAAATAGGAGTCTTATAATGTTAAAAACTGTAATTAATTCAACCGCTATGAAAACAACTTTTTGTTCTATTACTTATAGATCTGGGCGCGGTAATAATTTTGGGACATGTCCCGCTTCATGTAATTTGAATCCCAGCGGTTGCGGCGCGGCTGGCGTTGATACTGAATATTTAAATACTTTATTGGACGCGGTCCCAGCTGGCGGAGTCAGTTTTACATATTCACATTTTAACTTTTTGAATTATGCGCATCTATTAAAGCTGGGGCGTACTGTTATAAATTACAGCGCAGATAGTTTAAAAGCGGCGTTAAATGCGTTTAAGATTTTACCTACTGTTATAAATGTAAATGCTGATTTTTGGGCTGGTAAAAAAATGCAAGTTATAGAAGGCGTTAAAATTGTTAAATGTCCAGCTGAAGCGGATAAAAAATTAAATTGTAGATCGTGCGGCGCTGGGCGGCCGCTATGCGCGCGGCTGGATCGCGATTATATTATTGGATTCACTGATCATGGAACGTATAAAAAGAAGGCCAGTGACTCGAATACGCCCGGGGGCTGTTATGCGACTGGGGGACATGTCGCGCTTCACTGGGCCGCGACTAGTAAAGCGGATCAACTGGAATCTGATTCGCATATATTGAAACGGTTTATTAAATCTTTACCATATGGCCAAGTGTTAAGGCATCATATTGCTGGTGATATTGGGAAGGAATCTAGTTAAATGAATCTATTTATTTATATTTTGTTTAAGCGCTTCTTTAAAAAGCGGCGTTAATATCAATTAACAAAGGCCCATTTAATGGGCCTTTTTTACGCCTTACAGCTGGATAAACGCCAGCCCTTACATCTTAGTTTAAAACAGTTAAACAAGCGCGCCGCGGCCGCTGGCGTATGGTTATAAACATATGGGCCGCTGGGCTGGTCCTATGGGCCGCAATCACTGGGCGCAATCACTGGGCGCAATGTCAACCGGCCCGCTGTAAGTTAACGCGCCCCAGCTGGTCCAGATCCGCGCGCCGCGGCTGGTGTGATTCGCAATTAATAAACGCCAGCTGGGCCAGCTTCACGCGCCCCAGCTCCTGCAGGAATCTTATTAATTTATAAAAAATATTCACCAGCTGGGCGCGATTAATGGGCCATTTACAATGTTTTAGGGTCCCTAGTCAATAGAGGCTAAAACCTAAAAAACGCAATAATAACAATGACTTAGCGCACCCAGGCGGAGCCGTTTGCCTGCGGAGGCATGGGCTAAGTTTTTCACAAACAATTAGATATAATTTGATATTGCTGTTAACTATATTATAATAACGTATAAAT